AAGTCGCTAAAGGTGAATACCTCTACGTCAAAGAAGCAGACAAGGGATTTGCTAATGCAAAACTTCCTTCTAGTTTCCTGATTGACGCTGACACGGTGTATTCAAGCACGGCTGATGGGTATGTGAGTCATTACGGTAGCAGCACATGGGCAACTATTCACGATGCAGCAACGGGAAGTTATGTTGACAATTTTTCAAGTTTCAATAACACTGGGGCATCTTGTCACTATATTGACTTTACTGGTTATTACAATAACATTTGGAGAGTATTCTTTTACTATTCACTAACTGGTTTATCAGGAACAGCAACTGCTGTCACAGAAAATATATACGGCAAGGCAACTGGGGAAAGCTCTGTTGCTTCTCAAAAAGGTACACAAGCAGATACATTAGTAGTTGCTGATTTTGATTCATTTACGGGAAGTGAATATGGTCATACCGCTAATTGGTCAACTTCTGGTTATAATACCATTACCTATAATGCTCAGGGAATATCTGATGTAAGTGGTCTTGTTGGGTCTGGAACCCATAAAAGTTGCATCAGGGAATATACACACGATTATGCAAATTCTACGGCAGGTACATCTTCTAACAAAAATGGTGTATATTTTTCAGATAATACTAGCACGACAAACGATCCGTATCTGTATGTGACGATGGAGGCGGGGGGTTCCCTTCCACTTAAAAACGTATTTGGCAGACCTTTTTCGGGGGTTTTCAGATGATTTATAATGCAGGGGATTTCCCCACAAGCGCAACGGTTATTATTCCGATTAATACTTTCGACTCCAACGACCCTACGGCTTCTGTCACGGCGACAAACCTTGCCAACACCGATGTTCATATTCACAAGGACGGTGGTGCGACACAGAGGAATAACGCCGCTGGAATCACGATGACGATAGATTACGACTCTATCACAGGTAATCATCTGTTAATCATTGATACCTCTAACAACACGGTGGCCGACTTCTATCAGGCAGGGCATGAATATCAGGTAAGAGTCGAAGGGGTCACGGTTGACGGGGCTACGATCAACGCCTGGGTAGGGACTTTCTCGATTGAACGGGCTGGCGGGGTTTTGGCTCTTATTAAGAACGGAACTTATGGCTTGTCAGCACTAAACGCTCTCTTGGCTCACGCAGACTACGGCCTTGCTAAACTGGTGAGGTCAACGACCCCGGCGAATACGCTGACGGTGGGAAGTGACCACATGGCTGATGTCAATGTTCAGAAAATTAACGATGTAACCTTAGCAGGCGACGGTGATGCAACACCGATGGGAGCCGCGTAAATGAGTTTTTGGGCTGACGGTTTTTGGGCTGCTGGATTCTGGGCTGACGGGTTTTGGGAGGAAACTACCGATGTCAATGTCTCTGCGACCAAGGCAGGGTTGGTTTTAACCCAATACAAGCCTACGGTCAACGCAGAGATTAGCCTTACAGCTTCATGCCAAGCCCTGACTCTTACTTCATATAAACCAAGCGTGAAGCTGAATGTCCCTGTTACTGCGAATGTTCAGAACCTAACCCTGACGCAATACAATCCAGTAGTCAATGCCGAAGTCAGTTTAACGGCCACAAGTCAGGCACTCACCTTAACCCAGTATAAGCCTGTTGTTAATGCGGCCGTCAATGTTTTGGCTTCCTGTGCCGGATTGGTTGTCACGCAAAATGTCACAGATGTTAATTTAAATGTTCAAGTATCTCCAAGTGTTCAAGCCTTAACCATTACAGAACAGGCGGCTAGTGTCAGCTATTCTGTCAACGTCGGGGCTACTTGCCAAGCCCTAACACTGACCGCCTATAACCCGAATGTCAATTCCGGTTTGAATGTATCAGCAACGGTTCAAGGGTTGACCTTAACGGCATATCCGACAACTGTAAATGCAGAAGTAAATGTCGGGGCGACTTCACAGGGACTTGTCCTGACGGCTTACAAGCCAACCGTCACGGTGTCCGATGACGTAGAAGTTTCTGCGACAAGCCAGGCTTTAATACTGACGGCTTATAAACCCACAGTCAATGCTTCGATTATTATTCAGCCCGTAGCAGAAGGGCTTGTCTTAACCGAATACGATACTGACGTAAATCTAAATGTCTCGATTTCAGCGCAACTTGCCGAACTGGTTTTAAGCCAACAGAAGGCGAACATTAACGCCGGTATTAATGTGGACTGTGCGACGGCTACTCTGACACTGGCACAATATAACGCAGTTGTCACAACCGTTCCCTCTGATTGGACTCCACGACAACACAAAGGATTACTAATGGGGGTTTACCCATGAAAGATGAAATTATAGAGTTTTTTGCTGAAAAAAATATTCCCGTATCCAAGATAATCAGTGTCGGGACGGTCAGACATGGTTTGCCCGCCGATGCCATTAAACAGGCCATTAACGAGGTCTATGAACGACGGGATGATATTCAGTCTATTAGATTAGCATGGGAAGTCTTTTCAGCCGCTAAATATTACAGGACGGTTAAAGACGAAGACAATTACGCGACAACCAAAGAACTGAAGGGGCAGATCGAAGAATACCGACAAGAGGTTGCTGAACTTTATAGTGTGATTGATTGGTATAAGGCTCGGTCTTTGTGGAAACGCATTGTCAATAAGGAGTACAAGGCATGAAAAACGATTATTTTCTTTCCGCGCCCGCGTCTAAAAAAACCTCAAGCGGTCTGGTGGTTGCTGGCACTTCTATATTTCACGGATTCCTGATCGGCACGGACGGGATTAATGACCCTGTTATTACGATATACGATAACACAAAAGCTGAAGGTGAAGAAATTGTGCCGACTGCTACTTACGACGCAAGCCAACTCGGAATTAACGGCGTTACGGGTGTGAATATGGTCTGCGTGAACGGGATTTATGTTTCGATAACCTGTGCCGGAACGTGTGAAGTGGTCGTGCAATATGTGACAGGATTTCCAAGATACTTTATGGGATTGACCAGTATAAGGGCGTAACATGATTCCTACCGATCCTGAAAAGATTAAACAGATGAACGCGATATTTACGGAGAATAGAATATATGCGTTCAATACAATTAGGAATACACAGTTTCCAGAATTGCGGGAAGCAAACCCGTTGCAGACACAACTGATCGAAGCATGGAAGAATCCTACTTACAAGGTGTTCACCTATACGGGAGGCAACCGTATTGGAAAATGCGTAACTTATGAGACTTTAATTGAAACTCCCGATGGGGAAATCACTATCGGAAAGCTCTTTGAAAATAGAAAACCTTTTAAGGTTTATGCGTGGGATGGGAATCAGAAAGTGGTGGCACAGGCAAAAGCCCCCTTTAAAAAAGAGGGCGTTCACCAGTGTTATCGCATTACTCTTGAGAATGGTCGTTGGATTGAGGCTGCGGACAAACATCGGGTTTTCTGTTCCGATGGACAATATCGTAATGTTGCCACGCTTGCCTCGCTCTTTCCTTCTTATCGCCAAGATATTTACGGCGACGGTCAGCCTCTTTTTTCAAAGCGATCTTTCCTTCGGGAGTCCAGTTTGGAATCCGGCCTTTCAGTTCTTCCTTCAGGTGCTGTGTATTTGTCTGAAAGACAATCAGATTATCTTCAGAATTGTTCTGTGAGTTACCGTCAATATGATGAACAACCTCAGATGGTAGAAGGAAACGACCCAATTTCTTCTCCATTACCAAACGATGTTCAGCAACTCTCCGAGCTTGTGTCGCGTTGGGATGGTCAGGGCAATAAATATACCAGTAATTACCTACCAGTATTCTCCCGCCTTTCCATTCAGGGTGTCCTTCGCCGCTTCGTGGGCCGGTTCTTTGAGACTTTATTCCATACCGCTTACAGAATTTTGACACCTTTTTTTCAGGAATACCAGTTATCTCCGCAATTTTCCACTGTTGGAGTTTCTGGACTTCAACAAGATTCCTTAATTGCTCAACGTCAATCTCTCTCTTATGGCTCATACAATCCTCCTTTATGTGGTGGTAATAGTATTATAAGCATTAAACCTATTGGTGTCAAGTGCTGTTATGACTTTGAAGTAGAAAAATATCATAATTATTTTGCGGGTGGATTAATTAACCATAACACAACTATCGGAGCAATATTAGCTATTTGCACGATTTTAGGGGAGTGGCCTTGGAGTGGAGAGAAGATTAAATTCCCTCATTCTGAACCCCGTAAAGTACGTTATATCGGGCAGGCATGGGAAAGCCACGTTAAGGCTGTTGTCGAACCGGCGTTGAAGTTTTGGTGGCCTAAGAGAGTTCCTATTGAAACGAGAAAGAATAATCAGGGTGTTGAGTATTTGTGGGTATCTGGAAAGAGGGGACAAATCGAGATACTTTCCAATGTTCAAGACTCCGATGTGTTTGAAGGGTGGAACGGTGATTTGGTTATCTATGACGAACCGCCTAAAAGGAACGTCAGGGTTGCGGCGGCGAGAGGATTGATTGACCGCAAGGGCAGGGAGTTGTTCTGTATGACCCTCTTGAAAGAAGCGTGGATAAGCCGAGAGGTTATTAACGCGACGTTGTTGAACGGTGAACCGGATATGTCGGTGTTCAATATTACGGGGGATATATATTCAAACGTAGGCTACGGCATCACTAAAGAGGGTATCGATCAATTCGCCAAGACTCTTACCGAAGACGAAAAGAAGGCTCGTTTATACGGGAACCCATCTTATATGTCCTCGTTGGTATTCCCCCGTTTCAAGCGTCATACACACGTTAAAGAACGGTTTAAGATACCATTGGACGCTTTAATTGATATTCAGATTGACTTTCACCCTTCTAAAAAATGGGCTGTGGTATTTCTTGCCACACTCAAGAACGGATTTAAATATGTATGTGACGAGATATGGGACAGGGGAAACCCGAAGTATATCGCTGAAGAAATTGTTAGGCGAATCAGAGAACGAAGTTACGAAAGAATCAACTCCATCGGCATTGACCCTTTGGCAAAGGGAGGCGAGGGAAATGACATCGACGTATATACGATTATGTCTGAAGCCCTTGCGTCTAGGAATTACCCTCTTGAGACTGCATCTAAAGACAAAGATGTGGGGTTAGCGATTGTCAATAATCTTCTATGGACTGAAAACGAAATGCCTGGGTTGTTCTTCTTTAAGGACTGCGTGAAGACCATCGAGCAGACGGAAAACCTCATGTATGACCCTGAGACTTTAAAAGCTCAAAAGACAGACGATGATTTTACGGAGTGCCTATACCGATGCGCTTTAAAGAATACGGAATGGTACGCGGAATACGAACATAAGACGGGATATGTCGAAACAAGAGTGATGTTATGAGTTGCCAGCAGTGCGGAGAATGTTGCCGGTGGATCGGGTTTTCTTACGGTAAGATACCGCAGACTGCGATTGATTTCTATGAAACTAGAGGGTTCAAGGTTGTCAACAGGGGTCAGGATATTCAGACTATTTATCTGCCTTCTGTCTGCCCTCACTTACAGGAAGATAACACTTGTGGAATACAGGACACGAAACCGGAAGTCTGCAAAAATAGTAGGGGCGATACAAACCCCATAACAGAGAAGGTTTGCCAATGGAAGAATTGAAACCCGTCATTACGAAACTAGCAAGAGTCTTTCAGGTGCTGAAAGGATTAACCGCAAGGAAGTTTTACGGGAAAGTAACCATTGCGTTTGAGAATGGAACGCCTCTGAATATACAAGTCACTGAATCTTTTAAGGTGGAATAATGGACGAAAAGATAAAGATTTCTGACGACGAAATACTGGAGCTTATCCAAGACGACCTCGACCAGGCCATCGACTACCAATCTGAATTGTCCACTGACCGCGAGGAATGGTACAAGAGGTTTCGGGGTGCGCCTTACGGGAATGAACGGGAAGGATGGTCGAAGATTATTGCTCCGGTGGTTTATACCGACCAGCAGTCGCGTTTGGCCTACCTCATGGAAATCTTCACAGATGACTTCTTTGTGTTGAAATCCGACAACCAGGATAAAGCCTCCAAGTTTCAAAAGCTGATCCGCTATCAGATGTTCCGCAAACAGGACGGCGAAAGACGGTTATATGACTTTCTGTTTAATGCCGGATTGTACCGATATTCTGTAATGAAGGTCTATCGCAAGGATGACTTTGATTTAGAGACAAAAGAATTTCCCAAGTTGAACGCCAAGCAAATGATGACACTGGCGTTAGACAAGCAAAATACCATAACCAAATACGATGAAGTGCAAATCCCCGCAACCGACCCTATGGGCCAGGAAGAAACAATTTATGAGAAGGTCAAGGTTGTCAGGAAGAAAACCATCTATTCCGGCCCCTGTATGGAAGCCCTTGCACCGTGGGCGTTCGGGTATTCCGCAGACTCCAAGATAACCGATTGGGGTGGGATCGAGGGGCGGTTAATTTATCATACCTTCCGTATCACCCTTGACGAAGTTCGCAAACGGGAGAAAGCCGGACTCTATCAGAAGGGAACGTATGACGAATGTTGCCAGATAGGGCGTGAACCGGAAGTCAAACCCGTTGATCAGGAAGCGGTTGAGTACGCCGTGGACGGGACACCAGAGATTATAACGGACGGGGCGCAGAAGGAAGACGACCTTTCAAGGGAGTTGGATGCCTACGAGATTTACTGCCGATTGGACATAGACAAGGACGGGCTTTTAGAACCATGTATCATTACAACTATCGGTGGGAGCGTTGTAGCGCAGAAAATGGACAACCCCTATGGACGGCCTCCCTTTAGAATCGGTTGTATCATACCGGAGCCCCACAAGGTTGCCGGTATTTCCCCTGCTTCAATCTTGGAGCATGACGCTAAAGTTCAAACAAACCTGATACGGTTTGCTCAAGACACGGCGGCGCAATCCACTTATCGGAACCTTATCACAGCTGACCCGCGTATGCAGAAGATGTTGAAGGACAGAAAGCCCTTTGATGTTATTTTGGGCGATCCCGCCAAGGTTGGGGAAGTTCCAGGGGATTTCGACATAACGTCTTTACTGAAGGCCATTGAACTGACCAAAGGCGAAACAGAAGAAGGCACAGGACGGTCAAGATACAATCAGGGATTGCAGGGCGATTCCCTTAATAAGACCGCTACGGGTGTTTCCCTTATCTCCAAGGCGGGGGACAGGCGTTCACGGTTAGAAGCCAAGCAGATCGGCAATAGTGCCATCAGCGGAATTATCAGAGACTTTATTTTCATCAACCAGAAGTGGCCCTCCGATGAACCCGTTAAGATACTAGGCACACAGATCACCGTCAACAAGGAAGACCTCTCGGGAAAGTTCGATATTGAGATAGACATTGGTGTAAGCCCCGCCGAGAAATTGCAAATGGCGCAACAAGTGGATTTATTCTTGCAGTTCGGAACTCAGGTAGGGATGAAACTGGGCATGACTGATCCTCTCAAACTCAAGAACGCCGTGGATAAGAAGTACGCCCTCTTAGGACTGAACATGGAAAACGCCATGTACAGCATCGAGGAAATGCAACAGAAGATCGAAGAAGCGAAGAAACAGCCCCCGAAAGTTGACTGGAAAGAATTTGTCCAGATTGATAAGTTATATCCGTTACTTACCAGAAATGAGCAAATGCAGATTCTTCAGAAGGTTGAGATACAGCCGGATATGCAGGGTAAGGTTGCCGGACTTCCACAAGCGAGGGACTTGTTGACGGCTCAAACCAAAATGGCTGGCAATCAATCTAAGTCTCAGGATGCCATGCAGGGTTTAGCCATTGCAAGGGAAAAACACGCAATGGATATGCAGGGTAAGAAAGTAGATCAAAGGGCAAAGATGATTGACGCTTTGACCAAGGCTTATCAGGCCGAGAAAGGACAAAATGACAGAGCAGGAGATAATCAACAGGGGCAGTGACGCGGAAGAATTTAAACGATACTTGGACGATAACCCGTACTTTACCAGCGTGATCGCTCTATCCAAACAGTTATTGTGGCAGAATTTATGTGATTTAAGGCCACACGAGCAAATGGAATTTACGGTTCTAAAAGCTCAACAAGACGCGATTGAGGAACTTATGAACCTTGTAGAGATTGACATTTATGAGGGTCAGAAAGCCATCGAGAGGGTACAGAAACCTGAACATGGGGATGAGGTTTACCAGAAAGGAGATGTATTATGATTGAATACGAGGGGCAGCGTATCGACAACAACGACTATCTGATGAAAAGAATGAAGGGGTCGTTGCAACAGAGAGATGCTGAGATTCAAACCCTGCGCTCTCGACTTGAGGAAGCGATAAGGGTTCGTGACGGGAAGATTGAGGCTCTTGAGAAAAGCGTTACGTTTTTCAAGAAGCGATACCACAACACATTAAAGCCAAGAGATAAGCCGAGGTCTGAAACAACAGACGACGAGTCTCAGGGGATGCAGGAAACTGCGGGAGAAGTCCCGGTAAGTCCCCCCATTTCGACTTAGGAGAAGATATGCAGAATTTAACAAGTTTATCACAGAGTTCGTCGGGAATTATCACCGCCAAGAAAGCAATGAAAACAGCATCCGGCATAGGGGCAACAAATGGCGCAACGGTATCGGCGGTTGAATATGGTATCGGGCCGATTCATCAGACGACATTAACATTTGCAGCCACACCGATTACTATGCGCGACACAGAACAGGGCGGCGGTGTCAAGATTTATGACTTCCCTGAGGGAAGAATACTGTTCTTAGGTGCAACTGGTTCCATTGCCGTTACTACAACCAGCGTTTTGACAAGTACCCTGAATGCTGGTGTTACTTGTAATTGGGGAATCGGCAGCGTTACTCAGGCTAATGGTACTCTGGCAACCACTGAGCAGGATATAATACAAATTACCGCGTTCACATCAAGTGCGACAATTAATGTAGCCGGTGCTGCGTCTAAGGGAGTAGGTGTTCTTACTCCACTGGACGGGACTACAACCGCCATTGATGCTTATCTTAATTTGGCGGTAGCAGGAGCTTCAGATATTGATGCAAACGCGACCGTAACAGTCAGCGGAACGGCAACGATTACTTGGATGAACCTTGGAGATTACTAAAGTTTATATCTTAGGCAAAGGGGCGGGATGGGACGATGCGCCGCTGATTCACGGAGAGAGCGATAGGCAAGTTTGGGGCTTAAACGATCATATCATGTCCCGCCCTTTTGACATCATCTTTGAACCGCACGATGTTGAATGGTGGAAAGAGCATTGCGACGAGGACACATGGTATCACAAGACCGCACCGAGGTATCTTCAGCACTTCAAGAAAGTGAACGAGATGGAGATTCCCTACTTGACGCTGAAGCACTACGATTTCATTCCCACCAGCAAGCCGTATCCTGTGGAGGAAATATGCGAGTCATTCGGCATAGACTATTTCACAGGGGGCGTGGATTACATGATGGCGTATGCGATATGGACGAAAGTGGAGAGCATTGACTTATACGGAGTTCATACCGTCTATGACGATGAATACCAGTATCAAAAGCCTTCACTTGAGTTCTGGATCGGAGTTGCTATCGGAAGGGGGATTAAGGTAACGGTTCATGGGTCACATTCTCTTTTAAAACCCATGTACCAGAATAAAATCTATACCAACAAAGGAGAAAACGCAGACGGGTTGAGGTACGGATATTTTACCCCGCAAAGGAAATTTCCGATAACTCAGTAATATAAACGGTATCAAACAAGTTGAGCCGCCTATTCTCAGAAATGAGAGGGCGGTTTTTTTTTATCTAACCGAAAGGAGATAGTTATGGAAGAAGGCGCACAGGAAACCACACAGGTTCAACCCAGTGTAGAAAGTCATGTCAGTGTCGTGGACGGGAACATTGCCCTGTCACCGGAAGCGGAGGCTATTCTGGATGGCAAAGAACCAGTTGTCGAAGAACCCCAAAAGGAATCGCAACCAGAAACACAAGAACCCGAAAAAGAACCTCCCAAAGAAGAGGAAAAAGCAAAACGGGTCATTAAATGGAAAGGTGAGGATGTTGAGTTAGACCCTGCAAAAGAAGAAGAACTTTTGCAGAAAGGTTTTGACTACACCCAAAAGACGCAAGCACTGGCAGCCGAGCGCGATATGATTACACCCTATGTCGGCCTGGTCAAAGCCATGCAGAACGACCCCAATTTGCAGAAGCATATAGCGGATTATCTCAAGGGAGAAACGAAGAAACCGGAACCTGTGGAGTCCGATGATCCCATTGAGCAGATCATCACACAGGCTGAAAAGCGTGCATACGAGAGAGTCCAGAAAGAACTCATTGAGCCGATCCAAAAGAAAACCGATCAGATGACGTTAGAACAGGTGATTAGTTCCGTTTCGGCAGAGGTCAGGAAAGACGCTTTATACAATGAAGTGGACAAGGCTATGCGTGATTACATTGCAGAAATGCCGGAGAGTGTCGGCAGACCGCTTTTCAACCAACTCAACACAGACCCGAAGTCGTATCTCGAAACCTATAACAAGTTCCGCACGAAGATTGCGGATAAACAAAAAAAACAAGAGCCAACACCTGAAGCCAAAGAAGAAAAGATACCCGAACCAGTTAAGCGAGAAACACACGCTCCTATTCTGGAAAGTGCCGACAAGGGCGGTTTAGAACCGGCCTCCAAAGCTCAGAAGGAAAAAATCAAGGAACTGATGAAGCGCAGTAGGAACGGGGATTACAGGGCTACGGGTGAGTTAATGGAACTCATGTCATAGGAGATTACAATGGCAACAGAATATACCAGCAGTTATACCTCGAACTACACCAGTTCGATGAGAGAAAGCATAGCGGATGCGATTACCAATATCGCGCCGACTGATTGCGCGTTTACCAATGCCATTAAAAAAGGCAAAGCAAACGCAAAATATGAACAGTGGCAGGAAGACACCCTGACCGCACCTTCCAATGCCAACGCACAGGTTGAAGGTCTGGACGTTACCGCAACCGAAATCACTTACCCGGCCAATGCACATAACTACACTCAGCACTCCCACAAGGTGTTCAAGCTGGCTGATGTTATGGAATATGTGGATAAGGTCGGTAGAAGCTCCGAAGTTGCATACCAGAAGGGCAAACACCTTGCCGAGTTAAAGACGGAAGTTGAGTACGATATGCTCAACACGGCTGCGGAAGCGGCGGGTAACGGAACCGGAACAGCCCGTGCGTCCTGCGGTGTCAAAGGTTTTATTACGACCAATGACAACGATTGGACTTCACCGGCGACAACCAACGTCCTGACGGAAGACATCTTTAACGATGCCATGCAGGATGCTTGGGATCAGGGCGGCAAACCTTCTCTTTGTCTTGCCCCCGGCAAGGTCAAGAGGGTTATCAGTGCGTTCAACGGCAACAACAAAATCACCATCAATACCGAGGACTCCGATAAGAAGGTCATCAACACGGTTGATTTTTATGAAGGTGACTTTGCGACGGTCAAGATCGTAGCCAGTCGTTTCATTGCGCTCGACAGTTCGACGACCTACTTCTCCACATTCCTGCTTCAGCCGGATATGTGGGAGCAGTTGATCCTGATGCCTTACCGCACCGTGGAACTGGCTAAAGCAGGTCCGTCTACCAAGTGGATGATTGATGTGGAATACACGCTGAAGTGCCGGTCTGAAAAGGCCAATGCGCGTATTAAGAACCTTTATATTGCGTAACCTAACAGGGGGAGAGAAATCTCCCCCATTTAGAAAGGAAGTTATGAAAGACGACATTATTGACAACACGGCGTTCTTTCAGCACAACAAAGACGGGGATTACACGATTCAACAGAATGTTGTGCAGGACATATCGGGGATTCTGACACAGAACTACCTAGAGAGGGAATCAAGCAACGGGTTTTCTGACGGTAGAACAATGCGAAAGGTGATGAGCCTTTCGACCGTGGACTACCTCAATGCCTTAAAGATGGGATACGCCCTTGATTGCTCTGACCCTGTTTTACTCAGAACAGAAGTAAGACGGTATTTAAAAGAAGTCGGGCGAGACAAGGGTTATCAGACCGTCAAACATATTCTCACCCCAGGGAAATCGGCAAACATCATCATTAAATAGGATACGCCATGAGCCTATTAAGTTCAATCATAACAGACATTCAATACCAGATCGAAGATACGAACGACACGAGGTTCTCCGCTGCGTATAAACTGAACATCGTCAAACTGGCTATCAGAAGGGCGCAGAGAATTGTTCAGCGCAACGGTTTACAGTTCGCCAAGAAATACACCGACCTGACCACAACTGACGATGTGGCTTATGTGAATATGCCGGCAGACTTTGATGTGGACATTGGATTGTGGAACACAGGGACTAATGATCAACTGACTAAACTTTCCGAGGACACTTGGGAAGAATTGGTCGATCCCGAAGCTAATCAGTTCTACCTTCTGGATTACGTCAATTCACGGATACTGATTGCCAACACGCCTACGGACAGCACGACTACTTTAAGACTCTGGTATTACCCCACGGTTGACCCATCAGCTTACACCACAGCGTCAAGTATGCCCTGGGGCGGGAGATTGGATGACGTTATTACCCAGTACGCCGTAATGCGATTAATGAACATCTCTGAAATGGATGCGTCAATGGAACTTCAGCTATTACAGGATATGGAAGCGCAAATACTAGAAGCTTACAAACCCCTAACCCAAACCCTGCAAGAGAAAAAAGGCTGGTTGATTGATGGCTAGATTAAAGCAATCTTCCCAAACCACACAGTTAATAAGCGAGTTTAGCGGCGGTTTAAACCTGAGTTTGGCTGAATGGTCGATTGCCGACAATGAAGCGGCGAGGATGCTGAACTTTATTTATTCCCCCGAAAAGCTCACCCCTGAAGTTCGTTGCGGTACGGAGTGCCAAACGGCTTCTGCGGCAGGGTCGAGTATAAGGGCTTTGTATCTGTATCAAAAGACTTCAAGCGTCAAATACATTATCGGAGTTTACGGGTCGAAAATCTATTACCTATCAGGGGCAGGCTTAGACGCTTGGACGGAAATCGGGGCTATTGCCAGTGCAACGGTTGTGCCTGATTTTCTTACTTTCAATAGTAAACTTTTGATTGCCGATGGTGGCACAAAGATAAAAACATGGGACGGGACGACTTACGCGACCATAGACAATTCCCCTAACGCCACTTGTTTGAGGGTTATCCGTCAAAGGATTGCCTGTAATCACGCCGGAGAACCTGATTCTGTTTACCTGTCCGCCCCTAACGATGAAACGGGATGGGACACGGCAACCACAGCCATAGGATTAAAAGCGGGATTCGGTGACTTATTATCGGTCAATGGTTTGGAAGTATTCGGGGATGATTTGATTATCTCTAAATACGCCACAGGCCGGAAAAGGATGTACCGACTTAATACGGAGGAAGTCACCCCTGAATACTGGTATGTGCGGGAAATCCCAGGAAACACCTGCGCCCAATCAGAGAGGGCAATTCTGACCGCTTACAACAATGTTTATTTCATTGACACGGACGGTTTGAAATCCCTCAGGGGTGTCACGGAATACGGCGATATGCAGGGCGACACAAGCGGCAAGAAGATTGCCCCTGCTTTCTTAGGGCTTACCTGTAATTTCTTAAAGTATGTCCCTTATTATAACGCAATATGGTTTTCCATCGGTTCACGGATATACACGGCAAAACTGCTAGGCGATAAGGATTTAGCCTTCACGGAATTATACTTTAATCAGGGCCGTATTGATTCCCTATGTGTGGATGGCGACACGGTATATCTAGGCGGCAACAACGGGTATCTTTACAAACTGGACACGGATTCAGACGTTGATGAAACGGCCCCTGATACTACCTCCGGTTATCTCGCGGCTTTACGGGGCAAGCGGTATAACTTTGGGACAACGGACGTTACGTTAAGAAGCACGGCAATCCGACTTACCCCTATCAGCGCAGGGACAATAACGCTTATTGGGATACAGTCAGACGGTACACCTACCACTTTGGACACTATTACAATGGCAAGCGTCGGAGAGTATCTTTACGATGCTACAGGGTATGTCGATGCCTCGTCTACTTACCTATACGATTCAGGCGCAGAGCCTTCTTTAGAAGTCAATCGCAATAAACTTAAATCATCCTCTATTCAATTTGAATTACAGGCGACTTCCGCACGTTGCGGGATAGACGCTATTATAGGCGAGGTTATGATGACCAAAGGAACGTATTAATGGGATTCTTTGATTCAGTATTAAGTATTGCTACGGGGGGAATATCTGACATTGTTAGCGGAGATGCCCCTTTTTCATCACTTGGAGGCGACGTTGCCAAGTGGGTAGCCCCTTTTGTCAATCCTGGTGCAGTCTCAGCCTATGGAGTTAAAGAGAGTATTAAGAACAAGGATTACGGGCAAGCCCTAAATTACCTTGTTGACCCCATTACTGAACCTGGAATTGACACAATCGCCCGTGGCAGTGGGCCTGTCATTGGTAAGATAAGCCCAGAGTTGAGAAAAAATGCCGCTACCATTGGAGCTACCATCGGCACTATTGCGGCTTACGGCGCACCGTGGGGGACGCTTGCCGGTTATGAAATAGGAAATAAAATTGCCGGTGGGTCGGGGACACAGGGAGTTATTGGAGGCGCGGCTATTGGCGCGGCTTCTGCTGCTGCACCCTACGTTGGGAAGTTCGGTGCTGGTCTTTTAAAGACCGGAATCAATATGGGTGGGAATTATTTAAACCAAACCCTAATGTCTAATCCGGCGCAAATAAAGCAAGAGTGGGATGCGCTTAAACCTTATGAGCAACAGGCATTTTTAAGAGGCCAGTATAAACCACAGGGGCTTCTTAATATAACAACCGCACCGGATTACATTACACCTGACACACCTTCACCGACTCCGAGCTTCGCAAAAACAGAACTCCCTAAATTGACGGATTATCAGGACAGTAAGGACAAGAAAATAGCCGAAGCCCTGACAGATGAATACAAGAACTACAAACTGAACGACTATATGCTTTACAAGCAAGACCCCGAAAAACTGCAAGACCTGATTTTAAGGTACACATAGGAGGTATCATGGCTTACGATAATCTTAGTGAATGGTGGAATAACCTCACAGGAGCGAACACACAGACAACGCCCACTACGTCAGGCTATGATCCCGCGGCGATTCAAAAGTTATACCCTGACTACAAGGGGACACCGTATGATGAATACACTCTAGGATCGCTGAAAAACGCACAGGGGTTAATCGCCAACACAGGTTACACGGCCTATCCCGAATACGTCGCCTCTCAACAGAAAGCCCCGACTCAGACGGATTATGTCGAATACAATCCGATTTCCCCGTTAGCGAACGTCACCGCACCGGATTACAAGAATGGGTTGTTTGGAGGCGACTATGATGCACTTCAGTCTGCTTTGACAACGCCTGGTGCTAACGCCGCCACGACTGCCTACAATCAAGGAACAAACAACCTTCAAACCACAATGGGAGGGCGAGGACTTTACGGTTCTTCCATTATGCAGAACCAGCAGACCAACGCCTTAGACTCCACTTATCAAAGGGCAATGGCTGACAACGCAGCCAACGCCGCAGCACAACGATACGCCATGCAACAGCAGGCCGCTGAAGATCAGAACCAGTTTAACGCCACGATATACCCGAATCAGTTACAGTCTGCCAACGACCAGTATAAGGCAGGGTTGTTAGGGACACAGGACAAACGGTCTTACGATGTCAATAAACTGACATGGGATAAGTCATATCAGGACGCTCTTACCAACTGGGAGAACGCCAAAGGCTACGAGAAATACCAGTACGATATTGCGAATCGAGCCGATAAGCAGGGTTACAACGAACAGCAATTAAACTCCCTATTAGCTTTGGCAGGGCAGGGTGCGCCATTAGTATCGGCAACTAATCAGGCAACGTCCGCTTATAACAATTACCTCGCTTCTATCAACGCTTCTAATCAGGCTTACAAGTCGGCAAATCAGGCCGGATGGTTGGGGGCCGCTGGAACGATTGGGGCCGGACTGCTGAAGAATGAGGATTTGGTGAACAGCATCGGTAACACGGCGGGGGAAGCGGGCGGTGACTTACTAACCATGTTGTTCGGTTCGGGAAGTGAATACGGTATTTAGGGGGTTATTATGGGACTTTTAGGAACATCCGCACAGGCATTTACAGACAACTTCCTTAAAACCTACATGGCGATAGGTGAAGATAGAAGGGCAGAAGCCTCACAGAAAATCGCACAGCAAATGGCGCAGGCCAAGCTCAAAGAGATAGCAGACGAACAGGCTATGAGGGCGAAGCTGACTCAATACAATCAGGGATTGATGAACCCCGTCCAAGGCGAGATGCAAGCTCCTGTTCAGCAGACTGTACCGAACATGAATTTTGGTCAAGGTGTTCAGGGAGATCAAGGATTACTAGGCGCACCTACCAGACAGACTTACGCCAATCAAAACGAAGTGTGGCAGGCGCAGGGCAAAGACCCGTCCAGAGAGGCTTTACTGGGTCAGGCCAACATCATGTCTGAGTTCAATCCTGAAAAGGCATTGGGAATCAAGGCGAGTTTAGCCAACACAGAAGAAAGAACACAGGCGCAAAGGGAGATTGCCGCGTCCCGTAACGAAGCCATGCTTAGTGGACTCAGAGAGAAATTCACGAACGCCATAGAGTTATTAAGTCAAAAGAATGATTACGCCTCACAGTTACAAGCAGAAAGATTAAAAGTGCAATTATTAAAGATAGAAAAGGCACAAAATAATAAATCGGCAGGCAAACAAACAGATACAGACGATGCGTATGCGTCTTATAAAGAGGAAAAGAAAAAGCAGGGAGTCCCCGACAGCAAGGTATGGCCCCGATACAAATTTGATATTTGGTACAAACAGCAAACACAGAAACCTAGTGCGGCAGAGTCTATATTTGGCGGTGGACGTTCACAAATGCAATGGAACGCTTCTACGGGGAAGTTTGAGTAATGACCACTGTATTCATTAAGGAATATAATACGTCTGTGGATTTTCCTGATGGGATGCCCCAAGAGCAAATGGCCTCCATTTTAAAAGAGAAATATCCACCGAAGAAAGACGTTGCGGATGGTGTGCCGAAGTGGGGAATGGAGAACCCTAATCTCTACGGGGTATATGGAGCCGCCAAGGAAACCGCAAAAAGCGTGTTGCCTTACGTCAAATACCTTGACCCCGAAGAACGGGAAGCCTTCAACAAAAAGGACACGCAACATCAAACAAGGGACTTGCTGAAAGAAGTTCTAGGTGCAGAGTTATTGATTGGCGGCGCACCTTTAATCAAGGGCATAGGCAGTATTGCCTCACCTGTTATCGAAAGGTTTGCCCCGCAAGTCGTCAAGAAGGGTTTAAACGCCTTAACAAAACAAAGAAGCCTAGACCCATTCAAGAGCCTAGAGAACGTCATACCTGAACCAGTTATCAAGCCAACGGTTAAAGGTGAGCCTGCGCTCCCCAAAACACCAGTAACGCCAACAGCAGGGGCGCAAAGTGGGCCGTCCCCTATTCCTAGACAGGATGTCATGGGGTTGGATGAACAGAAGCAAGTCATACAGAAGATCATCCAAGAGGGAATTGTTGACAAAGAACGTCCCTATATAGCCGATGAAGCACAACGGGCAATGTATAATATTGCCGACACTATCACTAAATATCCCGACTACGGAAAAGAGATATTAACAAAATACAATATCACCCCTGAAGAACTGTCATCGGAAATACTCAAAGCAGGTTCGGTTCACGGCAAAGGTCTTAACCAATTCAGTCAATGGGCGAGAGCTATGAAACAGGCTTTCCCTGATGACCCTGTTATTCAGGAAACACTAGGTAAGGTCGGGAAACTGGAACCCTTGACCACATGGGATAAAGTTAAAAGCGTCTATCGTGCCGTTGATGACAAACGCAGAATGTTGATGGTTACGCAGGTTGCAACAGCCGCGAGAAACGCGGCCTCCCAAGGGGCAAGGTATGGCGCGGATATTCTGGATAGTGCAATACAAGGTGTCTTTAAGACTGCTGGCGGTGTCCCTAAGAAGGAAGCCTTTGCTCAATTCATGGGTGATTGGACTGCTATTTTAAATAGAATGACCCCGAAACAGAGAGGCAACCTTGAAGGCGTATTAAGCAAATACCCCGAAACAAAAGCCGAAATGCTGTCTGCCCCAATCCACGATATTACTTTGGGCGGCAAACTAAGCAATGCCCTTATGTATCTCAACCGGACACAGGAATACTTTTTCAGAAAAATGATTTTCGATTCACGCATAACGGCGTGGGGGAAAACAATCGGGAAAGACCCCTATAAGGCCAACATCCCACAGAACATCTTAGAAAAGGCATCTCAGGACGCACTAGAGATGACCTTTGCGGCGAACCAAACCAAGGGCTTTGGCAAGGGCGTAATGGACGCTTACAAGGCTATTCCTATGCTGACAACCATACACCCCTACCCGCGATTCTGGACAAATGCAGTTAAGTTCCTTTGGGACTTTAACCCTACCGGATACTTGTCTGCCGCGTCAAGGGCAAGGTTCTTCAGTAAAGACCCCGATGCCGTGTATCAGGCCGCGTCAAGAGCCACACTAGGGACAATGATGTTAGGTGCTGGTATTGCCATGCGTAACTCAGAACACGCAGGGGAGAAGTGGTATGAAATCAACGTAGGGAAAGACCGATATATAGACGCAAGACCATTCGCTCCTTTCTCAACCTATATGTTTTTGGGTGAGGCCATATCACACCCTGAGAAACTTTCAGGTAAGGATTGGGCCGAGGGGATGCTGTCTATTAGCAGAATAGCCGGAACTGGCTTGACCATGATTGATTTAATCAGAACTGACAGTATAGATTCAACCAAGAAACTTCTCAAGAACTTTGCCGGACAGTATCTCAGTGGGTTCACTGTACCCCTGCAAACGGTAAAAGATTTCATAGGGGAGGATAAAGTTCTCAATACCCAAGAAAGCCCGTTGCTTGGCCCCGCCGCAAGCAAGATTCCTGTGGTTGGGGAAGCTCTATTAAACGAGCAACCTTCTTTGACAAGAGGGGAAAACCTCAAACGTGAATCACCGGTATTGCGTCAATTAACGGGTTTGAGCATTAAGACAAAGACACCACTGGAAAAGGAAATAGATAAGGTCGGTGTGCAACGTACTTCACCACAGACAGGGGACGCTACGTTAGACCGATTAATTATAGAACAGTCTGGCGGGAAGGTCGGTAAGTTTGGAAATCAGTTTTTAAAGAGCGACCAATATAAAAACGCCGACACTGAAACCAAGAAATTCATGCTCCGTGAAATCATATCGCTTGCCAAACAGGACAGCAAAAAACAGATTTTGATTCCCTATGTTGAAGGTCGGTTAAGCGAGAGAAAAACAATGGACAAGAAGTATGAGTATATCAGCGACCTTGTGGATCATGGAAGAATCGGCAGGGCAAACCTAGAAGCATTATTCACGCGAAATCCAAGTTTGTTCGGGCAAGCAAAGCAAGAGGAACTAAAGAAAAAAGCGTATCTGAAATAAGGAGAAATATAATGGCCTACACGAAACCGCAGACTTTGGACGCATCACCTTCAGGGGATACCGTTAAGACCGCAATCGTCAGCAAGTTAGATGTCAATGCGGCGCAGATTGTATCTGATTTGAACACCCACGAAGCCCTGACCGAAACACACGGAGCGACAGGTGCGGTTGTTGGGACTACCAACACACAGACCTTGACGAATAAGACCTTAACGGCTCCGACATTAACAACTCCCGCACTTGGTACTCCCGCGTCTGGTAACTTGGCGAATTGCACCTTTCCCACACTGAATCAAGCGACAACGGGCAATGCCGATACTGCTACTCTTGCGGCTTCAGCTACGAAACTTGCCACAGCAAGGGCTATTAATGGGGTTGATTTCGATGGGACTTCCGCCATCACTATCATCCCCAGAATCACGACAATAACATCCAGTGCAACACCGACCATCAACACGGATAATTGTGACGCGGTTACAATCACAGCATTAGCCGCCGCGATTACTTCCATGACTTCCGGTCTTTCAGGAAAGCCCGTCAACTTCCAAAAGTTAATCATCAGAATAAAAGATGACGGAACGGCAAGGGCTATCGCATGGGGGGCTAAGTTTGAGGCTAAAGGTGTTTCTCTGCCGACCACTACTGTTATTTCCAAGGTGCTGACGGTGGGTTTCATTTACGACACGGTAACATCCAAGTGGGGATGTGTCGCAGCGGTTCAGGAGGTTTAGATGTCATACGTCCTAGACTCTTACACAAAACTATACATTCCTTTTAATGGGACTGACGGTGACACCGACGATCAGACTGCACTCACTGGTCAAACCGTATCATTGGAGGGTAACGCTTGCCTAGATACTGCTCAAAAGAAGAACGGTACTGCTTCATTATTACTGGATAGCACACTGACTCAAGATTATGCCACTGTCCCCGATAGCGACGATTGGAATTTTGGGACAGGCGACTTCACGATTGATGGTTATTTCCGGTTTAGTTCCCTACCTTCAACCAGTAGCAAATGCACGTTTGTAAGTCAGTATGAAGATGGCGTAGCGTCTTGGTATTTAGCTTATGACAATAATTGGTCAGGTTATGGGAAAGTCTTGATCTTATCCTCTAGTGTAGGGTCGCTCTATGCGTCTTGGGAACCTTCTATTAACACATGGTATCACATAGAAGTTGATAGAAGCGGGTCATCCGGTTATCTATTTATTGAAGGAACACCCCTAACCATCGCCGCAAATACAATCGCCGCAAATGCAATGCCCAATGTTGGGGCTGCATTACAATTAGGTGCATACAATACTGGGTGGAATTTGAATGGGTGGATTGACTCTCCCCGTATCCACAAAGGAATAGCGCGTCACACCACAAACTTTAGCCCCCCAAACGAAGCAAGTTTCTTGGGGTTATTTTAATGAAAGCTCTACTTATCATAACCCTGCTACTTATTCCTAGCATGGCAATGAGTTGGGACACAAAGGACACATATTATCAGGGAGTAGTTATAGGGGCGTTGCTTATAGACATGGCTCAGACCATTAAGATAGCTGACAACCCTGATCAATACTACGAGAGGAACCCTTTATTAGGTGAGCATCCGAGCAAAGAAAAGGTTGTTGGGTATTTCATGGGAGGGATAGTCGCACACACCTTAATAGCAATGGCATTACCACAGGATTACCGAAGGGTATGGCAGTGCGTCTGGATCGGAATTGAGGGAGCAGTTATTTATAACAACTATAACATCGGCGTTAAAATAGCGTGGTAGGAGGATAACATGAGAAAAATAAGTTTGTTTATTATGGTGTGTTTAATGATCGCATCGGAGGCATTGGGCGCGGGTTCTTGTGTTATCACAAGCAATACGAGAGTTCCTATCCCGACTATTGCAGAAGCGAATGACGTACAAAGACAATATGTCGTTCTGACCTGTACGGGTGATTCCAGTAACGGGTCGATAACGGCTTATAGTTTCGTCCCCGCGACATTCGGAGTCAAGGGATGGTATTTATACAACGTGACCACCGACCCTGACGGAACGGCAGCCCCGACTGGCGATTACGATATTACCCTTCTTGTTGGCGGTGAGGATATTTCAGGTACTCTATTGACTGATCGAAGTGCAACATTAACACAGACCGTGGCGATTGCTCCAACTACTTTAGGTTATCCGATGGCTGACGGGACGGTAGCGATTACCTTTGCCAATCAAAGCGCAGCATCGGCAGTTGTCGTAATGACACTGCGCTTCACGACTAATTAGGAGGGAATATGAAACGCATATTAATTATAGCATTGTTCTTGATGGCCTGTGGATTATGTATTTCTAATTCTGCATGGCCTATTCCTCCTTCACCACCGCCCGTTGCGGGTGATGGGTCTGGTGATGTGCTTGCTGGTACAATGGGAACAACGGGACAGTATTGCACAAAGAACGCCGCAACAAAGACGATTAACTGCAACACTACACCTACTTTTCAACCTGCTCTTGATGTTTTAAAAGGAACCCTCACTAACACTTATCTCTGTAAATATACGGCCTCTGGAACATTGTTAGACTGTAATGTTGACCCTGCGGGGTATCAGACTGCTGATGGAGACCTGACTGCCCTTGCCGGACTGACAAGTGCTGCCAACGCTATTCCCTACTTCACTGGTTCAGGAACGGCAGGGGTCATTTCCTCCAATGCCGGAGTTGTGACATTCTTAGGTACTGCTCTTGGTGCTGCTGATTCCTTAGTGGGTGTCAATTCTGCTGGTACGGCGTTGGAGTACAAAACGAGTTTGAGTATATCTTCTCTCAACCTTACATCCGCAACCAGTTCTATTCCTATGGTTGTTGGTACTGGTACAGCATCGGGTATTACCGAAGCTGGTAGATTATACTTTGAATCAGATACAGAGATATTGACAATAGGTGACGGGGCCACGTCTATTGGGTTAGATATGGCTCCGAACGTGGTTTATACGTTCCCTGCGGCGACGGCTACATTGGCCTCTAAGGGTACGCTGACCAACACAAAATGGTGTTCTAGTGACGGAACAGTTATTAACTGCACCGAGGATACCCCTGCTGGTGCTGGCGACTTCAAGGCTGACGG